TGCTATTGTGCAAGGCATTACGTCAAGTATTCCTAACACGACTCCAACTCTACCAAACGTGTTAACCGCTAACGATGATTTAACTACAAACGTTTCAACTTACTGCACTTCTAACTTTGCATACGGAACAAACTGGGCAACTACCACTCGTTACATTTGCTATGAGTCTAATCGTGACATTATGAACGCAGCAGGTGCTAACGTGTCTCGTCTTCACGCTCAAGTAGACGTGTACGAAATTGTCAAGTCAACAAACAACGCATTTTAATAAATAAAAAATAAAAAAAATAAACAATCATGCCTACAAAAAAAGGAGAACCAAAAATAAAAGTACGCACAGGAAAAGATATATTTGGACGTGACGTAAAAGTCGTTAAATCTAAACATTCAAAGACTCGTACTGTTACCGGTGATTATGTTGCTAAAACCCGTACATCAAGAGATGTAAAGGGCGGTAAAAAAATTACGAAAAGCAGAATTGAGTTAGATAAAGATATGGGAGTTGGTAATGTTCGTAATGTAACTAAATACACTGGTATTGCTGGATTAAAAAGAACTTTCGATCCAGGTAAATTACAAAAAGATGTAAAGAAAAGAAGTGGAGTTGTAGACCCTAAACTAGCCGCTGCAACGGGTAATAAGAAGTCTGTAACACAAACTCTTGTGCCAATGTATAGAGGTAAAAATTTACCTCGTACCTATAAAAAGTAAAAAACACAAAACAATAAATACAAAATGGCAACGAGAGTAACCAAAAAAGATCCTAAAAAACCTATTGTAAAAACAGAGGCTAAAAAAGGATTACTTAGAGACTATAAGTACACCCAAGTGGGAAGTGATGCAAGTCATCGTTATAAAGAAACTTACACCGATAAAAAGGGAAGAGTAAGACGTACTAATGTAGGTGTTTATATGGAGGACCCAAAAACCGGGGATATCATAGTTGATAAAACTACTGGCACGAGATACAACAAAGCAGGCCAAGTGGTAAGAAGAGCAAGTGGATCTTCTGTAGGTACAGAAAAAAATAATGTAAATTCATATTCTGTTGAGAGAAAAGGTAAGCCTGTTAGATCAAGAGAAAGTGTATATCAAGAGTTACCTGACAAAAACATCAACAAAGGGTCAAGAACAAATCGTAAAGGAAAGATTACAGTTTGGGACCGAAGTAAAGGTGTGAACACTGGTAAAATGTTATTCCCTAATATGTAAAAAATTAAAATTATGGCAACAATGAAAACAACCGCTAAAAGAAATCCTATTACAGGATATCCAGCTCCGGCTTATACAAAAGGCAAACAATCTAACTTTGCTGGAACAGACCGCAAGAGAGAACCAGAGTATATGCAAGTTAATACTCGTGACCGAATGAATGCTGAAAAACAAGCTAACAAAGATTTGAACAAATCTCTTAACGCAGGTATTCCAACAAAAGGTCAGATGAGAAGAGAAGAAAGAGGCCGTACCCAAGGAGGTTCTACAACTACTTCTAGCACGACAAATTCTCGCGGAAGAGGATCATCGGGTGGTGATTTTAAAAATACTCACGTTAAGAAGAGTCAGGTAAAGTCTGTTAACCAAGGAATAAAAGGTCGCGGAAAGAAAGGTGCGTCAAAATCTTGCAAGAAGCTTTTTAAATAAAATTAAATTGAATCTCGATTCATAAATATTGACTTAATTGAATCGTAAGATAGTTTGAATAGGCGTGGGTTTCCCATGCCTATTTCTATTACAGCATATTCAGGAACTAACTCGTCAACCTGGCGTATAGACATTACATCACGAATGTCAAACATAGTCCTGACTAACTGCTCTGTTGGAGTTAGGTCAAAGAAGTCTACACCTCCAGTGTTGGTTAGGACCTCCATAGCCTCAATGTAATAGCCTCTAATCAACATTTGGTCTTAGGATATGTCGGATTAATCTTCGTAGGTTCTTTGCGTCTCTATAGGAGAGAGGGATTAGTTGCCTACCCTTCTCATCGGTTATGGCAAAGTCTACTCCACCGCCATTAGCCCACTCAGTTACCTCTAGTAACTTTCCTTCTTCCTGATCGTGGAAGAAAGTCTTCTTAATTTTCTTTGTGTACATTTTCTTTAAACCTTAATAATTGATGTTGATCTAATACATACGAGTCTCCTGTTCCGAGGTTACGGACGTTCTCATCTTTCTTTACATCCTCTGAACGAGAGAACCCTGCAAAACGAACAGTGTAATCATTTTCCACTATGGCGAGTACATACATATCCATCGGTTGAGAGTTTAACTTGACAATCATACGACCTTGTGGAAGGCGAGTGCTTTTGATGTCAATCGTTAAGTTCTTGTAGATGCAGTCCGGCTGACCTGCTGTATCGTCTCCAAAAGATAAACTGAAGTGGATGTTGTGCCACTTGCAGAAGGCGTACTCCGAAAGGCATCCGTCAAAGTCTATTTCGTAACCCGACTTATCCACAGCAAACTTTTGGTCCACCACATTCTTCTTTCTGCTGACGAACGCTCTTGTGGAGGCGAGTGTTCTGAGGAAGTGTACTTCCGACTCGTTTAGTTTAATTGTCATGATTGAAATCCTGTTTCATTGTCATCACCTCCAAAGTAGGAGAGAATTACTATTAAAGCTGTTATGATTACAGCCGCCATTAGAAATTTATTCATAGTGTTTGTTTTTTATAGTCCGCAATATCCAGAGTCGCAGTCGTTGAAGTCCTCGTCAAAGAGATCTAACTGCACTTTGTAGTTTTTTATTTTTTCGTATGTGATTCCGTTTTTAAATGTGCAATTGTTTTCCTGCTCCATTCTCATGAACCAATCAAACTGCTTCTCATCCCTCTTACTCATGTGGTTGAGGAAAATCTCATTGCGATGGAAACAACCTACACAGTTGTTCTTATAAGCAAAGCGAACGGGCTTGTCCTTCCAGTAAGTCTCTACAGCATCCTTGAATATCCCATCCTCAATCAGGGGGAAGGACACACTTCGATATGGCAATGTCTTCCACTTCTTCCTTCCGTTCTTTTCACCTACCTTAAACTTAAACATCTCTATTCCGTCCTCGGCTTTGTTCAGCATAGTCCTAGCACGACTCATTTCGTTTGCTCGGAATCCAATCCTCATATCTACAGGAAGTTCCGTGTTCTCATAGCACCATTGAGCAATAGGTTCAACTTTCATTTTAGAGGTGCAGAACCTTCTTGTCACATTCGGTAAGTACCCACCTGCCTTTTTAATCACCTTCTCAAATGTTGTCTCACTTAGCCATATGATTTCTTGCCCGAGGTATTGCTCAAGGTCCAACATTGTGTACACAATTGTATCCTCCTCAAGGGTTCCAATGAATTCCTTTCCAATCTTATCGGAAACAATCTGTCTCACTTTTTCGTCTGGGAAGAGAACTCGTTTATCGTCCGTACGCACTAGAGAGAAGACATTGTAGTCAGCAGGGTAGTGAACCGCTAAATACGAAGATGTCTTCCCTCCGCTTAAACTATTAACTGTCTTCATTCAGGATCTGTTGTTGTGCCTACAGTTGTTGGGTCTACATACACAGTGTCTCTTGGTATGTAAACAGCCTTAAACATTTGGTAGTCTTCTTTCTTTAGTGGATGGTAAGTACTTATATCGCAACCTAATGCAAGGCAAGTTATTACAACCGCTAATAAGAATATAAATAATTTTTTACTTTTTGTTGACATTGTTCTGTTCATTAATTAGTTCACTTACTTCTTGAATTCTCTTCCCAATCCACGCCATCACAGGGACGGCCATTGAGTTACCGAGTGCCTTGTATCGAGGTCCATCGGGAGACTCTTCCTTTTTTCTATATGGGATGTTTGAAAAATTATCAGGGAATCCCTGAAGTCTTTCGCATTCTACAGGAGTAAGCCTACGAACTCGTGCGTTCGTAATTGTACCGCCAGTGTGGTTGATATCCGAAGCGGAGGATGATAAGGTTTGAGAAGTTTTCTCGTTGATGCTCATGTTGTACATATCAACGGCAACAGAAAACACAGCGTGTGGACCTCTAGCAACTAATGTAGGTGTTGTGTTCGACTCTTCAATCTTTGGCTCGTATTGAGCGTTCTGACCTTGGTTGAAAGAAGCTCTATCCAGCACAATTGTTTTCTTATCTTCGAACAACCATTGGTCCGGTGAGGTTGCAATAGTGAAAGACTTCTCCTCACTTCCAAGGTAACCCTTTCCTGCTGACTTGCCTGGAACACCGCCTTGTATTCCCGAGTTCTCAGAAACACCGCCTCGTACTTTAAAGCATAGTGCTGTTATTTCAGATTTAGATTTATTTGATTGGTAACATGGCACTATAAGACCAGGTAACAAGTCTTGACCACTAGCTTTACCAAATCCGCAAGTTAAAGTTGGTGTTGTTTGTGGTCCGTCCCACCAAGATCCGTTTTCCACAACAGACACAGTAGACCTAACATCTCCTACGTCAAAACAATTCAATGTATTTGAAACCTGATCCTCTACCCAAGTTTCTAATCCGTCTTTGGTTGTTGCTCTGCTTGATTTACGGTATGGAGTAGAGCTTCCTTCAATCTCTCGGGTAACTTTTTGCCTCTTACTTCTGCTCTCCGCAATATTCCTGCACAAGCTTTCGGACTCAAATAGAACCGCTGCGGCAGGTCTCCAGTCTCCAAGGTATCCGACAAGAAAGACTCTTCTGCGTCTTTGTGCAACTCCAAAGTGTTGAGCGTCAAGAATTCTGTAAGCGAACCCATACCCGAGTTCCCCCAACGCCCCGAGGAGGGAACCAAAATCTTTTCCTCCGTTACTTGACAAGACGCCGGGGACATTTTCCCAAACAATCCACTGGGGTTTTGCTTTGTCAGCAATGCGACAGAATTCAAGGGCCAGGTTGCCACGAGAGTCTTCCATTCCTTTTCTGAGACCTGCGACTGAGAATGATTGGCAGGGAGTTCCTCCAACGAGAACATCGATAGTTGTTTCATTAAATATAGGGTTTGAGTGAATTAAAGTCATGTCTCCAAGATTTGGTGTTTGTGGATAATGGTGTTGTAATACAGCGGAAGGGAAGGGTTCTATTTCAGAAAACCATTGCGGTTTCCATCCTAGTGAGTGCCAAGCCATTGTAGCAGCTTCGATACCCGAACATACTGATCCGTATCTCATTTGTTTTTTAATTTTTCGATTGCACTTTTTAAATACACAGCCATATCAAGGCACTCTTCGTATGCTTCCTGTAGCCACATGAGGTGGTCGTAATCAGTTCGGTCAACTGTTGTTCCGTACTGCAAGAAACCTTTCTTCTCTCTCTTTTTAAGGTCCTCGATTAACTTAGTTAGAATCTTAGAGTCCTTGATTTCGTAGAGAGGTTCTATGTTGTGGGTATTATTCTGCTCCATGTGTCTCGTAGTGTTTAACAATAATATCTTCAACAAATTGTTTTTTTAACTCGTTCCAGTTTCCCCAATTTGTTTCGCTTGAAGATGGGTGAGCCTCTACCTCATATGATGTTCCTGTAAAGTTAACAATCTTAGTAAGGGTGTATTCATACTTCATGTCTAAAGTAATCTCACCATTAAAATGGTAAATAGTTTGGTGCGGCTTTTCAATTGTAATCTCCATAGTTTTTTAGTGTTGAATGTTTAGTTTAAAAAATAATTCTCTGAACGCTTGTCTAGGTTGTGGATATCCGATTTCTTCCATTCTCTCAACAAAGTATTGGACAACCATTCTATCTTTCCAAGATGTCTCCATCGTGTTTTCAAACATCTTAAGGCCATGTAAAATGGTACCGTGTGTTTTATTTTCAAACTCGTTACCAATACCCTCTAATGTTACAGGCAATGTTTTATACATTACCCAATACACCAATTGCCTGTAAAGTATATTTTCTCTCTTCCTATTCTTTTCCCCTGTTGCGTTATAAACCTTTAGGGCAACATCTTTTACGAGGTCGATGTAATTCCTCATGTTAGTGCCAATAGCAACATTGTGAATCACATGGCTAAATTTATCAGCCTCTTCTTTTAGGTGAGGGACGTAAAGGATTAAATCACTAATAAATCTTTCCTTACGATCATTTGGCACATACTCTAGGATGTCTCCAAAATGAATCTTCTTTTCCGCTTGAACTTCCATTTTTGTTTTTGTTATTATTTTAGGTTATTAAAAATTTCTTGAACTTGTTCTAATGTGTGTTTTTGGATGAAGTCCCAGTAGACGAACTTGTACAGATTTTGAAAATATTTGCGTTTGTAATTTTCAGAGTTGACCGGCTTGTCGAGGCCAAATTCTTTACAAGTCCTCTTACTCGCTTTAGTTTTAATTTCATCCTTTACTTCTTTAGATATAATGTTATTGTTTCGCAAATATCGAACATTCTTTTCACAAAATCCAAATAAAACTTCAACTATTTCAACATATTTTTTATCAACACAGATATAAACAGCCTCAATGTTTTCGTAAAAGTCTTGTTTTGAACCTATTAACTTTCCATCCTTGAGTTTAGTAATTGCAACTTGTCGAAGGCCATACTGAAATGCCGGGTCAGAATGGTATGTCTTCGTCTTCATATTCGTGTTGTCTTGTTTCGTACTCGTCTAATAGGATTCCCTTACCATCATCTCCAATCTCTGAAAACCTTTTTGTTTTTACATCGTACACAAAAGGAACTTCGCCAACACGTCCTATGAAGGACCAACGAATCTTTTGGATGTTGATGAGAGTTTGCCCAGAGACATAGTCTCGGTAAGCAACAAATCCGTTATCACACTTGTTGAAGAAGTGAGCAGAACCTGCAATGTCGTATAGAGTCGGCATAACATAAACTCCGTTCTCCTTCCTAATCTTTGTGGGGTGGGCAATGACAAACACATGAACTCCGTAACGGTCCTTGAATCGTTTAACCTTGGTGAGTGCCTCTGATATGTATTGCGTCTCACTCATTCCCTTTGGGACCTGGTGTTCAACATAGTTCCAAGGATCTATCACAAGACAATTGATTCCACTTCTTTTTACAAGTTCAGCGGCCTTGTCTAGGATGCCGTCAATGGTCACATCCATCTCATCAATCTTCATGAAATAGAAGAACTCCTCAACAAAATCACGAGCCTTGTCAACTTCCTCTTGGCTCATCTTTGCTGTCGGCACAAAGGAGAAGAAGGGCTTACCAATAAATATTTCAGCAAGTTCAGAAAAAAGTATCTCTGTGGGTTGCTTTTCTGGGGAAAACATTGCTACCTTCCACGAATGTTTCGCAGACAATCTGACAAGTAAATTGTTCAGAAAAGTTGACTTTCCTGCGTTGGGTGTTCCTGTAATAATGGTGAACTCTGAGCCTCGGAACGAGATATGTTCATCAAACTGATTAAACCCTGCCTTCAACCCATGAGGAAACCCATTAAGATATATGTCCGTTATTTTTTCCTTTACGTCATTTACCTTCTCAATGCCTTCTATTGGAATTTGGTAGGCTTCGGCCACAACCTTCTGAAGAAGCTCTACTCCGTAATTAACTAGGATCTCATTAGCGTCCTTGCATCCATCGGGGATGTTGACATACCAAATCTTTTCTCGACCAAGTCTTCGGGTCAACTCCTCACGAAGAGATAGACCTGCTGAGTCATTGTCGGTAAAAATGATTACCTTCTCCTTGTCCGCAAATGCGTCAATGCAGTTATCTAAATACTTGAGGTTCTGATTTCCTTTTGTTGCCCCATTAGGAACGCTTACAACGGGGTAAATTTGAGCTTCCTCCAGAGAAAGGGTGTCCATTTCCCCTTCAACGATTACACACCAATCATAGCCCTCTATGGAGTTCAGGTTGTATAGTATCAACTCGGCATCCTTAACCATCCGAAAGTTCTTTGCAGCATCTCGGTATTTTATGTTGATTAAGTCACTTCCTCGGAAGTAATTAAAACATATGGCATTTCTATTCTCACCAGCTTGAGGGAAGTAACACTCCTCCTCAGTAACTTTAAGTTTCAGCAGAGTGTTATTGGAAATCCCTCTCTTCTCAAACCAAGAGAGGACCTTGTCGCTCACCTTCTGAAGTTTTGATACAGGAACAAAGTATTCAACCTTTCGGTCCGACTTGTTCACGCTCTTACCCATAAAGGATTCGCAGTTTGGGTAGTGGCACTTGTACACCCCTAACTCGACATTCACCGAAAGACTCTTGTCCTTCTTGTTACTTCTCGTGTCTTTGCAGAACGGACAGTTTACTTTTTGTTGTGCCGAGATATCCTTGCAGACAATTCCAAGGGCAGATAATTTTTGGTAGTTGCTCATATTT